CGCTTTTTCCAATCCTTGATCTGTATATTTTATTTTAAATACTTGATCGCTGTAAGTTTTGTATTCAAAGAACATAACATACACGGTATTAGCATCATCTCTACCGGCCCAACCCCTAGTGTAGTTGTTGTTACCATTATATTTTTGAATTTCCTGAATTTCTTCTTCTGATATATGAGGAAAATATTTCTTAACTTCGCCTACTGTTAACGCTTTGATCTCCCCAACGTACCAAATATCTTCAAAATTAGGATCTTCAGTATAAGAATATATTAAATTAGATGGATCTACGTATTCTACAGTGACTCCTTCTGATCTATTATAACTAGTTTTATTAGCTCCTATACCTATTACGGTTAAATCGTGATTAACTCTTTGACTAGTTAAGTCGTACTTGTTTCTTTCTAAAGTATTGTTTATAGCTTCCTCTTCTGCTATTTCAATAGATTGTTTATAATCTAATAACATGTGAACTTCTAGTTCTTCTTGGGTTTGAGGGGCTTTTGCTGGATCATCTACTGTAGATATATCCATTCCAAGTTTATCTTTAACTGATTTATTGAAATCTCTTAATGCTATATTCCTAAGAAGATTTGTCGCGTAATCTGTTCTAGCTTTTTTAGATACAGGATCTTGAGAGAATGCTTTAATCTCATAATTCCTAGAACTCATACCATTAACAACGATGTCAACAAATTTAGATAGAACCGGGATAGGTTTCCAATCTAAATTCAAATAAGATAAATCCCCGTTTATAGATAATTCATCTTTATATTTTTGAACAGGTTGTTCGCCTCTAGCGTATAATCTTCTAAAATGAAAGTTATTATAGTTAGTTGAAAACCTACTGCCACTATTGCTACCATTAAACCATTCGCCTTCTATTGCTCTAGCAACCTGCAAACCGTAATCATAACCTTGTTTAACTTCATCAGGTACAACCTGATCAGGAAAAGAACTGTTAGTAGTGGTATAAATCATTTATTTTATTATTTTTGAAACAAAACCTTTGTTATCATATCTTTTAATTCCCAAATCTACTTGCTTTATTTCTCTGCTAGCTATTGGTTTATACTTATTCTTATTACATGCCATTGCGGCTAATCCAGAACTTATTGAAGCATCATGTTTAGTTCTATTACTAATATTAAACCTACACCAATCCTCTAATGTTCTTTGGAAATACATATCCCCGTATCCTTCTACCAAAAGTCCAACGTTGTTTTCTATATAAGATTCTATAGCTGCAGCATGTGCTTGTTTTATATCTTCACTAGAATTTGGTATCCCACCAACTTCTCTTTCAGTGACTGATAATTTGTTCCAAACCTTATCAGGTCTATTCATTGAAAAACCTCTATAACCTCTTCTTTTTAAATAATAAAGTAATCTAGGTTTATTGTTTTCACACAGTAAAGGCATTCCATAAAAAACCAAAGCCATAAGCACATCTTCAAAAAATATCTCAGCTGTTTGTGGTCTAGCTATATATTCTAAAAAGAAGTGATTCGGTGGAGCATCTTCCATGCTAAATTTAGTTAACCCATGTAAAGCTCCATTAGACCCTCTACCATCTACAGTTCCTGAGATATCATAACTATCACATCCAAAAGCTCCAATATGTTCATTGCCAGGATATTTAGTGCCATTTTTAATTATCACTTGATTTTGGAGATTTTTAGGTGGAATCCATGATATCATGAATCTTCCGTTTGAATTTGGTGCAAAAACAACCTTAGTATCCTTAATTCCATCCACCCACTGAAAACTACCTCTAGTTACATTAGCTTTATTATTTATCTCCTCGTTGTAATCTATCTGTTCGTATATCTTTACTAAGTTAAACAAACTTTCTTGTGTCTCATCTCTAAATGCGTGTTTTTCGGTTCTTGGAAATTGTCTAAAAAATTCATTTAAACCATCTTGATCACTCTTTAAACCCTCAGCTTCATTATTCCAATACTCTATAACGCCTATGTGAATTGGTAAACCATCTATGCCAGTAACAGGTTTTTTAGGTGTATCAAATACAGGTATACCATGTAGATCTATATATCCTTCATAGTTCCATTCCATAGGTATAAACAAAGAATACAAACCAGATTTAGTTTGACCATTCCTATTTCTATTAGTGACATCAGAACTGCTATATACATCTTTAAAGTTTTGGCCTCCTTTATCTAAAGCATTAGACGTTGATCCCATCATACACTTACCAATAATCCTCCTACCTAATCTAAGACATGTTTTAGTTACTTTCCAGTTGTTTTTAATATTATCAGGTCTCTCCCACTTACCACTTTCATCATGTGCTAATAGTTTTAATTTCTCACCATCGTAACTATTATCTCCAGTATTCTTCCAATCTATCGTGGTATCTAATCCATCTATCTCCTCTAATTTCTCTCTAGAATCTAACTTTCTCCTTGTTAATTTTGAAGCAGGTACTCTATACGCTAATTCTGTTTTAGGTCGATCCATACCATCTTGAATCGGTTTAAAGAAAAATGGATAGTTAACGCTTATTGGTACAACTTTGTCCGTGAACATCTTCTTAGCATCCCAACCTGTCTTAGACAATACTCCAAACCTGGAATCACTAGACATAGTTGCTTGATTGACTAGTTCTGACGATGCCATAAATGAGAATCCAGATCGTCTGTTTTTTAAGTAACACATTCCATAACACCTATTATCTGCTTTACAAGCTTCCCAGAAATAGAAAAATAACTTATTAGATTCTCTATAATCAGCGGCGCCGACATCTATCTTTGACCACTGTAAATACATGTAATGAGTGCCTGTTATATAGTTAGGTTTGCCATTATTATAATACCAATAACCTTCTTCTCTATAATTAAATTCTCCTTCAATATAATCAACCCACTTCTCTTTAAAATCTATAGGATACTCGTCCCATTCAAATGTACTTTTTATCCTATTTAATTCTTTTGAGTATTGGTGTTTTTCCCAGTATTGCTCTGCTTTCTTCTCACTTCTTTTAAACGGGTTATTGATTGCTGGTAAAGCAATTCTGAGATTTTGTATTTCAATGATTTCTCCAATCTGTCCGGTTTTACTTATAACTATAAAATCGTAATCTGAATTATACCCATACTCCCACTTCTTATATCTATTCTGTTTTTTTAATATCTTTGGGTTTACAACATCTTCTATTATCTTACACAATGTTTGCTGATAACTCATTTTGTTCTATTTTCTGGTGATATAGAAAAACTCCTTTTTGGTGTTTCTTCTATAGTTTTACCCTCCAATATAGCTTCTTCTTCTTCCATTCTACTAAGTATTGCAAAAGCATCAAATATAGCAAGTTTTTTAGTGGCAGCAGCATTTTTAAGTCTATCTGCAGATATATCATCGGGAGTATCAATAATAGGTTCTTTAGCAACCTTGATGAGTTCTTCAACTGCTACTTGCCCAGCTTGGATTATATTCTTCTTCGTCTCCTTTATATTCATGTTTTATTACAATATCATTTGATTTCATACAATACAATCTTTCATCATCTAATATGATTTCAAATTGTCTATTTGGTTTGAAAGTAACAATATCCCCATTAGTGATTCCTAAGTCATTTAAGATGTTATTGTCATACTTTACTATTCCAGTGCAATATTCTTCAACACTGTTTATTACGGTTGATCTATTTAATATAGGTTTTATAAAACATCTATCGAACATAGTATTCCATTTGTTATTTCTATAGTAACCATAAACTTGATCAACACCACAAAAATACATATCATCTTTAAAATATGATCTAGAATTTTTTTCAATACCTTTCATATCATAAAACCTTCTAAACACATTGTGATGTATAATAATTTTATCACCTTCGTTTATTGGAGTTTTTATGTTATAAGGTGTAGATATTACTAAAGCTTCTTTACTAACCGCCTTATGATTTTCTATGTTAGCGTTAGTTATTAAAGTTTTATCACCTATTTTTATTGTATTGTTATATCTACTATTTATTGGTTTTACTACAAAGTCGTATAAACTATTCATTATATTCTAAATCATACTCTATAGATATAGCCATGTTTGAATTAAATTTTTTCCATGGTAGTATTTCATTGTTTTTTGCAATGTAAATATTATAAGAATTATCATTATCATCATATATTATATCAGATATGTTATGTCCGCCATATACTTGCTGTCCAGTTGAATAATGCATAGCGTCATTCTTGTAATCGGATCCTATACTTATCTTTCTTATAACCTTAGACATTTCCAATTACTTTTTCTTGATTGATATTCGTATACGTACCATCTTCAACATTTATATTTATAGCCCCATATTCACTCTCTAATTCAGTTTTGAAAGTTTCAACTTCTTTATTTACCTCTCCAAATTTATGCATTAAAGCATGTTTTTGAGCTTCATAAAAACCTACTTCATTTAAAATAGTATTAAGTTCTTTTTGGTGAGTTTGTATTTTATTTAATTGTTCTTCTGTTATTTTCATTTAATTTAATTTATGTTATTATTTATGGTTGTAATACAAATTTCACTGTGTATAAAACCCCAGTGTTATCAGTAGCACCTGATGAACCGTAGGTTCCATCATAAAAAATACTTCCTAGTGATTGATTATTATTCATTATAAAATTTAATATTTTTACCTCGCTTGCTCCTGCATTAAAGAATTGTCCAATGGAGTCAATAATTGTAAAACTTTGAATTCCAAACCCACCACTAGCCGTTGGTGGCCAAGGTGGAATAAATGCAGTGAACGACACGCCGTTAACAGCTACATTGGTCCATTTAACTGCAACAGCACTTATTTTTTCAAGCGAGCCAGTATTACTTTTTATATACACATCCCAACTGTTTAAACCTGCTTTTGTAATTCTAACTGTTAAGTCAGTTATCACTGGTGTTGTTAATGATGATTCTGCGTTTAAAGTAGTGTTTCCTATAGATATAATTGACATAATACTATACGATGAGTTTTACTATTCAACTGGCATTGGCTCACTCCATTCAGGCGTAGCCATTAATTCGAGTATTGCATGATGGTCATAAGTCTGTATTGGAACCACATTAGTATTTGTTATGAAAGTAGGTATATAACCTTCTTCCCATTTAATTACAAATTGTGTATTGTCTAATGACTTTCTAATCGTACTTGCTGAGGTTTGTCCCACTTGACTAAAATCTATCTGTCCGACATCTGTCAGGTTTATAGTTGCGTATGTTCTTGTATTGTGCATTTTTTATATTTTTTAAATTTATGATGGTACGTCTGCTTCAATGTCATCTGGTAGCATGTTATAAGATAAAGCATTTTTATCTGAATTAGGAGCATCACCTACTCTATCTTCAATATACATATTAGATGAAGTGCCTGCTCCTGAATAGTTAGGTGCCTCTCCTTGTAAATCTTGTATTGACATATTAGATGAAGTTCCATCATTACTACCTATTTGGTCGGGTACAGT